GTCTTGCACACTTGTAGGCAGCAAATGGCTCCACCTCAATCGCAAAGGTCGAGCTACATTTCTCAACGGCCTCGCCGAATGCGAAATCATTTTGAACAAAGGTGTACCCGTCCTCCACTCGTTCGCACAAGCTCTCCGCCGTAACGCTGGCACGAGCAAAGTCGCCTTTGACCCATCTAGTGGTGAACATTATCGTTATATGCGCGAGCTTAAAACCCGCATGAATGTTCACACGATAGTTCCGATTACTTTGGAAGCGAGACTCTCGTTCCATCGAGCCTTCAACTGTTCACCTGAGCAGCAAGTCTACTACGAGGCTCTCCTCGACTCGTGGACTTTCCCTCTCGATGGTGACATTAGTGAAGAGTCCTACATAGACCCCTTTACCTGGGAGGATCATCGTGTTTGGTCTTCCGATCACGACCTCCCTAGGGGAAACCCAAATGTCAAATCGTAACAAACCCAATCAGCCCGCCTCTCGGAATAAGCAGCGAACGCCGGCAAAGAATACTACTGCTAGACCCACACCCCTTCCTAAACCCACAAAAGCTCCGGCCGCCCAAGGTCGCGTTATGCGCACTGCCAAGCCGCAGATGCGCAGTCTCCCGAATGGTGACATTGTGGTCAGCCACAGAGAATTTATTAAAGATATCCCTGGCAGCGTTGGATTCGCTGTTTCAGGGCTGCCCGTTTCTCCTGGCCGCAACGTCACTTTCCCATGGCTCGGTCAAATAGCCCCCAACTTCGAAAGTTATCTCTTCAAACGGTTAAAGTTTGAATTCCTCACCTCCTCTCCTACGAGTGCAGGCGGGAAAATGATGATCATGTTGGACTACGATGCCGTGGACGCCGACCCGAGCAACAAACAAGAAGTCATGGCCCAAAGGAACGCATGTTCATGTTCCACCTGGGAATCCATGACACATACTTCGTTGTACGAAGATCTGACCAAACGTAAAACGTATTTTGTCAGAACCACACCCAGCACCCCAACCAGCACTCGCCAATCCGACTGTGCCTTCGCTTACTTTGCGACTCAAGGTCAAGCGGACACTAGCCTCATAGGTGAGATGTACGTCGAGTATGAAGTACTCCTCATGACTCCAAATCTCGAAGATCTTGGTGTTGGTGGTTCTTATTCTATGGTTCGTACTGGAACCTCAGCGACAA